ACAATGGTCAAACATCATGACACTTAACGATGCTGGTCGCCCAATCTACACAGCATCACAGCCACAAAACGCTGGTGGAGCGGTATCACCAACAGCTCTACAAGGTAATGTTGCAGGACTAAACCTTTATGTAACTCCTAACACAGCTTCTGGTACAGACACAGATGGTTCAATCCTCATCGTCAATCCAGATGCATACACATGGTATGAGTCACCTAACTACCGCCTACGCGCTGAATCTACAGCAGCAGGCTCAATTACAATCGGCTACTACGGCTTTGGAGCAATCGCTACTAAGGTCGGAGCAGGCGCATTCAAGAATAACAAGGCGTAAGCCACACTAAGTCGCTCTGGGGGTCAGTAGCCCTCTGATCCCCAGAGTCTTTAGAAAGGAATGGGATGTCGCTTACAACAGTCGCAGAACTCCGAACAACTCTCGGAGTCGGTACTTTGTATCCAGACGCAACCCTTCAAGAAGTCTGTGATGCCTCAGATACAGTCCTTATTCCAATGCTTGCAGTTAATACGGCATTTGCGACAGCGCATTCTAAGACAACTACAACTGCCACCCTTTATTTTGATGATCCACAGCCATTTATTGTTGGAGACTCAGTAGTTATTACTAACTCTGGGTCGGCTTGGAATGGCACAAAAACTTTAACAGCAGTCGGTACTTATACAATTACTTACACAATAAGTGCAGCAACTGCAACTAATAAAAATAAAATTGCTCCTGCTGGAACAGTTACAGGCGATACAACTACTGACTGGACTTTAGACACAGCAGTGCAGAACGCGGCTTTGATGATAGCTGTTGATATATGGCAGGCCAGAACCGCTACCCTTTCAGGTTCTAACCTTGTCGATTTCCAGCCTTCCCCTTATCGAATGAGCGCACAGCTCCTCGCTAAGGTGCGAGGATTAATAGCACACGCACTAGACCCTCGCTCGATGGTGGGATAATGACAGTTGCTATTACTACACTTAGAACGACACTTGCCACAGCTCTAGTCGATAACACAAAATACTCAACTTTTGCATTTCCGCCTGCCACTGTATTGGCTAACTCAGTTATTGTCAGTCCAGATGATCCATACCTAGTACCCAATAACAATTCCCAGATTTCAATTAGTCCTCTTGCTAATTTCAAAATTGTAATGACTGTGCCTTTATTTGATAATGAAGGCAATCTCAATGGCATTGAAGATACTGTCTGTGGCGTGTTCGCCAAGTTAGCGGCATCTACTTTGACCTATAATGTAAGCGCGGTAAGTGCGCCTAGTGTTCTCAATGCTGCTTCGGGAGACCTTCTCAGCTGCGAGATGTCCGTATCAATCCTTACGAGTTGGAGTTAATATGTCCGAGTGGGAAAAAGAAAATGCAGACTTCCTGAAGAAAATCGGGCAAGTTAGCGAACCAGCACCAAAGCCAGCATCTACTAAGAAAGACGAGGAATAATCCAAATGGCTGTATTTCTGAATAATAATGTCGGCGTGAAGATTAACTCTGTTGATCTAAGCGACCATGTAACGGCTGTAACAATCAATCGTTCATTCGATGAACTAGAAGTAACTGCAATGGGTGACACAGCACACAAGTTCGTAAAGGGCTTGGAAGCATCATCTGTAACAATCGACTTCCTAAATGACACGGCAGCAGCAAGTGTTCTTGCAACACTACAAGCTGCATGGGGTACAACAGTAACCTGTGTGTTCCTACAAACAAAGGGAACAGCAGTATCTGCTACTAACCCTCTCTACACTGTTTCATTGCTAGTCAATAACACAACTGACATCAATGGTTCTCCAGCTGATGTTGGAATGCAGTCAATCACTTTCACTGCTAATTCAACAGTTGCAGTAGCGACTACAGGTTCATTCTAAACAATTAAACAAAGGGGCTAAACATGGCAAAACTGAAGATAGTTCGTACAGATGGAAGTGTAGTTGAGGGTGAGATTACTCCAGCAGTGGAATATGCATTCGAGCAATACGCTAAAAAGGGCTTTCATAAGGCTTTTCGTGATGACGAGAAGCAATCGGATGTCTATTGGATTGCATGGGAAGTTCTGCGCCGTTCAGGTGAAACGGTTAAGCCATTCGGGGTTGAGTTTATCGAGACACTTAAAAATGTCGAGGTGCTGGACTCAGACCCTTTAGCTTAAAGCGCGATCAACCATTCACTTACCTCATTGCTAGGCTAAGCATAAGGTTGGGGATTGCGCCACAACAGTTACTCGATTTAGACCCAATAATGCTTGAAGCCTTGTTGCAGGGTCTCAAAGATGAAGCAAAGGAGATTCAAGATGCCAGTAAGCGTAAAGGGCGGTATTGAACTCCGCAAGGCTCTACGCGCCTATTCTCCTGACCTTGCTAAGCAATTACCAAAAGACATTGCAACAGCCTTAAAACCTGTTGTAAAGGTCGCTAGAGGGTATCTGCCAGATAACGGCTCAATCCTTAGCGGATGGCGCTCACGCGAGAATTACACTGGCAACTTTCCATTATATGATTCCAGTACAGCTAAACGAGGAATTGGATATAAGACAACTCCATCTAAGGTTAATCGTAGAGGCTTTAGATCATTAGCACGTTTATTCAATAAATCTGCTGCTGGTGCTATTTATGAAACTATGGGACGTAAAAGTCCATCCAGCCGATTCGTGCAGAATCAAAGAGGCAAGTATGGAGCAGAGTTAAAGGGAACTGGCAAAGATCAAGGTGCTGTTCTATTTCGTGCATACGATGAAAATAGAGGCGCAGCAAGGGATGGCGTATTAAAAGCTATTGAAAAGGCCAACAGAGACTTTAAGAAGGCAACTGCATGAGTATTTTAATTGATGTCGCAGCTGAATTCACGGGCGCAAAGGCTTTTAAGCAAGCAGATACTGCTACTGACAAACTTGGAAAGTCAGTAAAGAGTTTAGCCAAAACTGTAGGTCTAGCATTTAGTGCTACTGCTGTTCTTGCCTTTGCAAAAGCATCTGTTAAAGCAGCAGCTGACGACCAGAAGGCTCAGAAGCAATTAGCCCTAGCCCTTAAAAATGTTGGCTTAGAACGCGATGCTGCTTCAGCCGAGGGATTCATTCAAAGACTACAATCTGAGTTTGGTATAGTCGATGATAAATTACGTCCTGCTTATCAAAAGTTAGCAATAGCAACACGCGACACAACAGAGACACAAAAGTTATTAAGTTTATCTTTAGATATAAGTGCAGCAACAGGCAAAGATTTAGATGCTGTTACTGGGGCTTTGAGCAAAGCATATCTTGGATCTAATACCGCATTAGGCAAATTAGGCGTAGGTATATCTAAAGCAGACCTCAAAGCTAAATCATTCAATGACATCACAGAGCAATTAACAGTTACATTTAAGGGCGCTGCCGATGCAGCAGCTAATACCTTTGCTGGCTCAATGGCTAAATTGGGTGTTGCTTCTCAAAACGTTAAAGAGATTATTGGTACTGGAATCATTGATTCTTTAACTTTGCTATCTAAAGATCATTCAGTAGATGATTTAACGAAAAGCATGGAAAACTTTGCTCAAGCGACAGCAGATGCTTTATTAGGTTTAGCTGCATTTTCTGATAAATTTAAGGTAAGCGCAAGTGGAGAAAACATCTTTACTGCTATTGCGCGTACATTAGGCGATGTTGCAAGCGCTGGTCCGTTAGGTGATTTAGCCAGACTAGGTGCAAAAACTAGAACTGCACCTAAACCATTTAGCACTCCTATGTCTATCTCTGGACAAACTCAAACATTGGGATCCAAAGCAGCAAGCAAAGTTGCAAAAGATACTCTTAAAGTTAATAAAGATACTTTGAAACTTGCTAAGGCTAAAGCAATCTTTGACCTTCAAAAGATTCAGATTGAGGCAGCCCTCAAGGGTAAGATTTCAGATGAAGATCGTATTCGTCTAAAGCTTATGCAGGCTATCGAAGATGAAAATATCACTCAGATTGATAAATACACTAAACTTCTAGATGAGGCACAAAAGAAAACTCAGGAATTAGTTACGACATTACAGAACATTAAACCTTTGGATGATGTATTCAAAAACTGGAATTTCATGTCAGTTAAGGAACAACTGGCAACTCTTGAGACTTACTTTAAGAATTTCGCTGGTACTGCTGCTTCAGCCTTTGCATCTCTTAGCCAAGCACAACAAGCTGCACTAGGCGGATATAAGCCATTCGTAGGAGCGAGTATTCCATCTGTTGCAGGTGCTAATGGATCAATGGTATCCACAGTTGGATTAGGTACTTCTGGCACAGGCAATCAATTACCAGCAGGGGTAACAATCAACACAACTATTCAAGGTTCAGTCATTGCAGAAAATGACCTTAACCAAGCAATCAATGATGCATTAGCTGCTTCTGGATGGGCTGGGTCTGCTATTGGATATGGCCGTCAGGC